ATTTATTGTATTTTGGAAAAGCATCATCTTCCATAATTAAGAAATATTGCGGGGAGATCGCCCCGCGCGCGATATTATTATTATCTTCTAGATTTATATAATTTTCATATATATGTTTACAACATAATATATGACTTAATGCACAACCTATAACAGATTTTGGTGTAAAATTTAAAGCAAATTTTGATATATATTCTCTATATTCTGGTTTTAAATGTTCATCTTTTAAAGCATTTGTTCCAACAAAACGTTTCACTTTTAATCCTAAATTTTCTAAATAAGCCAATTGTTTTATATAATTTTCTTTATAATCATCTAAATTAATTACAAAAGTTTTTAAATTACTATAATCTGATTTAACCAAATAATTAATATTATTCATTAATAATATTAATTATTAAATTTTATATAATATTATAACATTAATTAAAATAATAAAATATTATTCTTTTCGTGGAACTTCATTAATAAATAGCTTTGTTTCATTTGGTTTTTGTGTTATTCTATTTATTAATTTCTTTAAAAAAAATTGTGATCTTTTATTATTTTCTAATTGTTTTGGTTTTAATTCTTTTTTACTTTCTTCTTTAATCTTTTTAGTTTTGTTTATAGATTCTTTATTTCTACTTCTTATATCCCTAGCACTTTTTCTATTCATAGACATAGAAACTTCTTTAAATTGTTTATAAATTCTTTCACTTTTCTCGGATTGTCTACGTTTTCTTTGTTCTTTAAGCTTTAATTGTTTTCTATAATCATTATTTCTTGTTGATGATTTTTTTCTAGACTTATGCTTTTTATACTTTTTATGTGATCGTGTACCACGAAAATTACTAGGAAGTGGTTCATATTCTTGTATTCCTCCAATTAATTTCATAATTATATATAATATAATATAATAATTAAATATCTAAACTTACTATATTTTTATCACTTTTTTGTTTACGTTTTGATTTTGGTGCTTTTGCTCCATTTAAATCTTTAATATCTTCAACGCTTATTGTACTACCATCTTTATTTTCTACATCAATTTGTTTAGTTTTTAGTCCACTTAAAATATTTCCTATAGTCTGTTGTTTTGCTGAATTTGAAAATGATGGACCTTTCATTTCCGGACGATTAATTCTTTGTTCATTATTTATATCTCCTTCATTTTCATTAATAGACATTCCACGCGCACTCATTAAATCTGGTCTATTTGATAAGTTTTGTGTTCGTTGACTTCTTTCTGGAAGTTTTGTTTCAGTTGGTGGAGGAGGAGGACCTATATTTACATTTGGAGGCATTTCTCTATTTGACATGTTTGGCATACCAAATCCAGGATTAGCTCCACTTCCTTGACCACTTGCTCTAGCACCATTATTAAATAACCCATTCATAAAACCCCCAAAACCAGGATTTGATTCACCCATTGTATTTACTGCTGCTTGAGTAAATTGTTTCATAAGTTCAGGATTTTGTTTCATAATATCATCCATACCTGGCATTGATGATTTGAATAATGTATTTGACATATGAACCATCATAGCTGAACCACCTAATTGAAATAATAATTTTAATTCAGGGGACATCTTTGCTTTTGATTTATATTTTTCATGTAATTCAGCAAATATTTCATCATATTCATCTATATTTTCATTTATTTGTTCGCCCCAACCATCTAATTTTATATCAAATGGATCAAATTTAGAATTTAAAAATTCTAATCCTGTTATACAAGCCATCATCATTTTTCCTTGAAATTTAATACTATTTGATCTTTCTTTTTCTGCAATAATAGTTTCATATTCACCTATCATTTCATTTAAATTTGAATCCATATTATAGCGTTTACTGAGTGATACTCCTTTTTTTTCTAACTCTTCCAGCTTTCTTAAATATTTAAATTTTTCTTTTAATTCTTCCTCTTTTGAAAGAGGTTTTTTTTCTTCTGTTTTTTCTGCATCAATTGGAATATTTGTAAATTTTCCAAAACCATCAGAGGTTTTGTTTTCATTCATTTTAGAAGTAGATGTTCCCAAATTTTCTTTAGTATCATCTTTAGATTTATTTGTAAAATTTACTGGTTTAACATTTTCTCCATCATCTTTTTTATCAAATAATCCTCCAAAAAGTTTTGTTTTTGAAGATTTTTCTTGTTGCTTAACTTCACTATTTGTAAGGTCATTTAATTCATCTTCTAATTTTGAAATATCTTCTATATCTATTGAACTAGATGTTTTTTTTTCATTTTTAGTTTTATCATTCATTAATAGTTCTATACCACTGCCAAAATTAACATAAGGTTTTGATGTAATAATATCTTCTTCATCATCAGTTAAATTAGTATTATTTAATTTAAAATTAGGTAAGTTTATGTTATCAAGATCTATATCATCTGCTTCTAATTCTAATACTTCCATTATTAATTTATTAACAAATTTTATTTTTAAGTCCTCCGCAAATTAATAATATTTAATTAAGTTTTAATTTATTAAAAGTTACTAAATAATATATACATTGTAAAAAACTATCTGCTAAATCATCTTTTTTACTATGATTAATAAAAAAATCTAGTTCATTATGTTTATTTTTTTTTTCTAATAATTCTTTTGTTATTAGAATACCTTTTTTCTTACGTTCATTATATGAAGTTTTTTCATTGTTTAAAAAAAGTTTTAATTTATTAACAGAAGATATAAACTCTATATTATAATTTCCATTATCTATAAAATATTGTGATATCATTCCCTGTATAGTTTTCATTCTATTTGCTATTGGACTTATTTGATTTTCTAATAAAATCATATTTATTGATTTTATATCAATAATTTCAAATAATTTATTGCATTCATTTTTTAAATTAATACCTAAATCAATTAATTTAACATTATTTGCATTAACATCTTCGATAACATCAAAACAATTATTAGAAACATATTCTTCTATTGTTTTTATTATTTCATTTTTATTTTTTTCTTTTTCATATGTTATATTATTTTCTTCAATTATAGTTAATAAATTTTTCATATTTTGTTTAACTAAAGTTTTTGTATTAAATGTTGGAATTTTATAATCTTCATTTTTTGTATGTTTTTTACAAAAAAAATTATTATTTTTTGAAAATTTGGCTTTACAATTACATTTAATATTAGAACAATTTGGTATAATATTACATAAATTAATAATATCCCATTTTATAATTTCAAAATTATTACTATTTTCATTATGTTCTAATATAATGTAAGCCATATTCTTAATTCCAATATCAATACTCAAAACTTTCATTAATATTTAAAAATAAATTTATTTAAATATTAATAATAGGTATTAATTATTATAGATTTATATTTTTGCTTTTGGTATATATAATTTATAAAGCTTTAATGCATATTGAGTATGCTATTCTATATAAATAATACATAAAGAATGCAACAAAAGAATTTATTAATAAAACTCCACCTCTAGACATAGTTTTTTTATCAAATAAATTAAAAACACCACTAAATAATAATGCTACTGCAAAAAATAAATTAACTATTCCTAAATAAAATATTATCATACAATGATCTCTTGAAAGAGGCGCCATTAAACTATCAAAAAAATTCATATTTATATATATAGTAAATAAAAAAGAATTTTTTTTAAAAATTATATGTTTTTTTCTTCTAAATTTAAATTATATTTAAAAATACGTTTTTGTAAATCTAATTGATTTCGTGATAAATATATATTTTTTAAATCACTAGTTTCATAACCATATGGCTGATCATTTGATAATGATGAATTAAATATATATGGTTGGCCAGCTAATGTTTGATTATTTATTGGATTATTATATACACAACTTCCACATTGATTACATGCATCTAATTGATTATTTTTTATAATTTTATCTGCATTTGCTTGTAAAAAATGTCTATATTCATTATTACTTTTTATATTTGAAGATTTTTTTATTAAAGAATCTAATGTTGGAGTAGATTCATAATTTGTAAAATTTCTACCATCATCCATTAAAGAAGGAAAATTAAAATGAATATTATTTGATCCATTAACACAAGTTCCCCAACTCATTATTTATATAAATAAATAAAAT